AGTACTTGAATTTCAATTTGAAATGGTTGGAAGAACTTCAGCTCTTAGAGAGTTTTCATCTATGACAGGTAAGACATACAAAGAATTGTGTAGTGCAGGTAGTAAGATATCTGCAGATGTAATTAACAGTTGTCACCAGTATGCCAAAGAAAGAATCAAACATCCTGTTGATATTGTAAGCAGACCAATGACAGTAAACCAAATGCGGGAACAAATTGATATGTATTTTTCAATACATAAAGATAAAAAAACTATCATCACATTGGATCATACGTTATTAGTTAAAAGAGCTCCTTATCAAAACAACACTTTAGATATGCTTTTTGAATTGGGTGAATTTTTTACGCAAACTAAAAGAGAATATCCTTGCTTGTTTATAGTGCTGTCTCAGCTCAATAGGAATATTGATAACCCGGAAAGAGCCATTGATGGTAAATATGGAAACTATATTCTTGAATCAGATATATTTGGTTCAGATGCAATGCTTCAACATGCAGATACTTTAGTAGGTATTAATAGACCTGCTAAACAAAAGATTAGATTCTATGGTCCAGATAGATACATCATTGATGATGACAAAACTTTAGTTCTGCATTTTTTAAAAGCAAGAAACGGTGATACAAGAATGAGTTTCTTTAAAGCTGAATTTGAAAAAATGCAAATTCATGAAATGGCAACTCCAAACCAACATGAAAGAAGATAATTATGATTAATACAAAAAAAGAACCATTGACTCCTCAAGCTAGAAAAGAAAAAACATTAAATTTAAGAGAAGAACATAATGCTTATTTTAAAGAAGCTAATATTGAAGACGCTCTGTATATCCCAAAAATGGCTTATAGGCCAACCGGTAAAGATGAATTATACATCAGTTTTTTTCCAAGTGAATTGGAAAAAGAAGTAGATGTTTATACAGAATTTGTAAGTATTGATTATGATTCAGAAGATGCCAAAAGAACTTTATATTTACATAAATATAATCCTCACTGGAAAACTGAATATGAAATTATTGAAAGCAGCAATGGATTTTCAAGACATATGATCCCTGTTTCTGAATTAAAAATCATAAATGATATCAATTCAAGAAGAGCAAAAATAGAAGTTCCAGAAATCAAAGAAGTTATCTCTGAATTTAAAGAACTTAAAAACCCGGATGAGATATTTTCTCATAGAGCGGCTATTGAAGCTTTAGTAAATATTGCTAAAACTTTAGAAAGAATAGAACAAAAATTAAAATAGAATGTCAATATCAACACTTATAATCGCAGATTCTGGTTCAGGGAAGTCCACAGCAATAAAGACCCTGGATCCTAAAGAAACGTTTATTATCAACATTGGTAATAAACCTCTACCCTTTAAGGGGTGGAAAAACAGTTACACTCAAATTACTAAAGAAAACCCTACAGGAAACATGACTTCAGCGTCAAGTTCTGCAGGAGTACTCAAAGCAATGAAACATGTTAGTGATAACATGCTACACATTAAAACCTTAGTGGTAGATGATTGGCAATTTATGAGTTCTTTTGAGTATTTTGACAGATCCCAAGAGAAAGGGTGGAATTAATCATGCCCTTGTAAAATCGCTTAAATTGCGGGGATATCCTAAAGTTTATAATACCAACTCAGCATAGTAATATAGTTGAGGGCATTGCTAATCACAATGATATGGTAAAAAGTTATAAAATAAATGGACAATCCGCAGCCAAGCTTCCTGATGAGGAAGAAGGTTCAGAGACTAAAGAGGCGAATTTGTTTTGTTAAATAATTAATGCTATAATTGTAAATTATAATTTACAGATATCATGAATAAAAAAACCATAAAAGAGTACAGAGCTTGGAAAGCAATGAAATCCAGATGCTCATCTCCTTCTGCAAAAAAGGGGATTTACCAAAATATAACAGTTTGTGACAGATGGTTACATTCTTATGAAAATTTTCTATCAGATATGGGGCCTGCTCCATCTAATAAACATAGTTTAGATAGAGAAGATAATTCAAAAGGATATTTTCCTGATAATTGCAGATGGGCTACTCAATCCACACAATGTAGTAACAGAAGTACTTTTAACAAAGTATTTACTCATAATGGAAAAAGCTTAGTTTTAAAAGACTGGGCAAGAGAGCTTAATATTAAGTATACTACTTTGTATTTAAGACTTTATAGACAAGGTTTATCTTTTGAAGAGGCTATTGTTTTTGACAAGTCTTTTGAATACAATGGTTTTAAAGGTACATTAAAAGAAATATGTAATAAACACTCTGTTGTAAAATATCAACTAGTTGTTGATAGATTACATAGAGGTTGGTCCTTAGATAAAGCTTTATGTACTGGTTTAATTAATAAAACAAATATGATATAGTCCAGCTGTATATGAAAATATATAGATTGTCTGATGACAAATTCACGCAGATAGGTTCTGCACTAGCTCAAGTTGCAAAAGCTCCTAAAGATTTTAGAGATGATTTGCTTATATTTTTTATGACACACCCAGAAGAATCAACAGATATGAATGGTGTGAGAAGAATTAAAGCAAAAACAATTGGGAAATTAATTGACAACGTCTTAACTTTGGAAGGTCTGTTTTCAATTGTTCTCTTTGGAAGAGTTGTTAAAAAAGAAGACAAAACTCTTGAGTATGGATTTGAAACACAAAATAATGGTGAGAACACTTGTAAATCACCAATAGATATGTTTCCAAGTCCATTTATTCCAAATGACTTACAATATGTAAGAGAGTGTATATTAGAGTATGAAAAGTAAAAATTAAAAAATCAAAGTATGTTTAACACAAAAGATCTAACCGTTGGAAACGGTAAAACAAAACCAGTGATTACAGCAGGTAATCAAGTTATTAAAATTAATTCTATTTCTTTAGACCAAACACCTTATGATAAAGATTCTTATCATGTAACATTGCATGTTGAAAGCATGCCTGTAGAAGGAGATTTTGAAGGGTTCTTGGTTGATGTAAATAAACCAAATGGCTTACGTTACCAAGGTCAAGTAGGACGGGTTAAAATGTCAGCATATGCATATAAAAGTGTTACTTTAGAAAATGGCCGAGAAATTGATAAAGATACTGAAATCATGAAAGCAATGGTGTTTTTAAGTGAAGTTCTTGGTAAAAGAACAGAACTTGATAATATATCTGCAAATACAATTGAAAGTTTTATTACTTCATGTAATTCTGTACTTGGTAACAGTAAATTCATTAATTCATGTATTGGAGGCCGAGAATGGGTAAACAATGAAGGATACACTAATTTAGATTTGTTCTTACCTAGAATATCAAAAGATGGTGTTCCATTAGAAGCTTTAGAAGTTGAAAAATCAAGACTTATTACATTTAATAAAACAGAACATGTAAAACCAACTACTAAAAAAGTTTCTGAAAATGTAACTAATTTTGAACCAGGTAATGTAACTAAAACTGGTGATTTTGAATTATAATTAATCTTTTAATTAGGCGGGGAGATGAAAGTCTTCCCGCTTTTTTTATCTATGTTTAACACTAAAAATTTAATTGTTAATGAATCAGAAGTTCCCAGTTATTGGGTTTTTCAACATTACCTGCAATTGAGTGTAAAACTTACAGGGCAAGATGTTAAAATAAAATCAGTATTTAATCTTAATGACAAGATCCCAAGTATGTCTATTTATGTTGATAAATCTATAATGCAATATAAATTTAAAGATTTTTCTACGGGATATGGAGGAAATAAAATTGATTTAATGAAACACATGTTTGGATTACAATATCCACATGCTGTAGAAAAACTTATAACTGATTATAATAACTATACCCGGAATGAAACAATTGAAGCTTTAATATTAAAAGCTGAATCAAAATGGGTAGTAGATCTTATTGAAATAAGATCATGGACTACAGAAGATAAACTTTTCTGGCTATCATTTAGAATTGGTAGTGAGATGTTAAGTGAGTACAATGTAAAACCACTAGCTTGGTATGACATGATTAAACAAGATGATGAGCAAATAAATAAACTTAAAATTGAAGGACCTATGATATATGGTTATTTTACTACAGACGGTGATTTATACAAAATTTATCAACCTACTCGTAAAAATCATAAGTTTCTTAAAATTAAATCACATCTTCAAGGAATTGATCAACTTAAATATAATCAACCTTACTTATTGATTTGTTCCTCTCTTAAAGATGGGATGTCAATAAAAGGGTTTGGATATAATTTAGAAATTATTGCACCAGATAGTGAAAACACTATAATAAAACCTTATATCATTGAATCTTTTAAAGAGAAGTATAAAAACATAGCTACTTTATTTGATAATGATGCAGCCGGTATTAAAGCTGCACAACGATATGAAGAAATATATGGAATAAAAAGTGTATTGCTTACATTAAGCAAAGATTTTTCTGATTCAATAAAAGAATTTGGTTTTGAAATAGTTCATGCCACAATAAAACCTTTATTAAAACAAATATTAAATTCCTAAATGAAATGGTTTATAAAAGGAAATGTCCCGTCCTCCAAAAATGGAAAAAGATGGACCGGTAAATATCTTATATCTAGTAAAACTGTAATGAATTACAGAAAAGCTACTAAAAATCTTTATATAGCATATGCTATACAATTTAGAGCTGAATTTGCAAAATTCAAACAACCTGTTCATATTAAATTTACATTTATAAGAAACAGTAAACATAAGTTTGATTATATAAATCCTACGGAGACAACACAAGATGACATGGTAGAACATGGTTGGATAACAGATGATAATGCAGATGTAATTCTCCCACATTTTGAAGAATACCGTTATGACAAACAAAATCCAGGTGTAATTATTGAAATATTAGAAAATGAAAACACAAGAATTGAATCTTGACGAATATAAAAATATAGCACAAATGCTAAATGCTTCAGATGAAGATTATAATGTTGCTATTGAAACAATAAAAAATTTAAATCTAAGTGATAACTATTTAAAAATATTTGCTAAAACATTGATGTTTGAAAAAAGAACTAATTTTTTAACTATTTTAAATAAAAAACACTTTAACAGATTTTCTTGGCAAGAATTGTATTTTGAGTTTGTAAATGATAAAGAAGTATCCTTAAATTTAAAATTAATTTTAGAATTTGAATATGGAAAATCATCATCATCAGCCTTATATATGCATACAATTGATAGAAATATAAAATTAAAATGGAATGATTGATATAATCAATGAAGTCTCTAGGACTTCTAAAACATTAATACTTGAAGAGCCCTTTTATGGGCTTTTTTTAGTTAGCTTAAATAAAGCTTATAGAAAAGATATACCAACTGCAGGTGTAAGTAAACATGGAATAAATATCCAATTAGCAATTAATCCTGATTTTTTTGCAACTCTTAATGAACATGTAAAAGTTGGTCTTATCAAGCACGAAATTCTTCACGTATCTTTTGGACACTTAACAATGCGGGATAGTTTTCCTGATAAAAAGTTATTTAACATTGCTGCTGATTTAGAAATTAATCAATATATACCTAAGCAACAAACTGAATTAACTTGGATACATCCTCATACATTTCCAGAATTAAATATTCCAGTAAAAGCAGGAACAAAAGTTTATTATGATTTACTTCAACAGGCCAAAGAAGATGGAACATCTCCATCTTTAGATTCATTGTTAAATGACATGAGCGGTGGACCATCTGAACATTCTACTTGGGATGAATTTGATGATTTGTCTGAGACAGATAAAAAGTTAATAACCAAACAAATTGAATTTCAACTTAAAGAAGTTGCAGAACAAACTGAAAAAAGAAAAGGTACAATTCCCGGAGAGTTTGGTGAAATAATTGCTAGATTAAGACATGTTGAACCACCTAAATTTGATTGGAGAAGTTATTTGAGAAGGTTTATTGGTAACTCCAATATTCTCTATACAAAGAAAATGAGGAGAAAGTATAACCGCAGATATACTGAGAACCCGGGTTTAAAGATTAAATTCAAAAATCATATATTAGTAGGATTAGACACATCAGGTTCTGTATCTACAAATGAACTTAAAGAATTCTTAAATGAGCTTCATCATATGCATAAAACTGGTCACATGATTACAATTGCTCAGTGTGATGCAAGATTATATCCAGTTGAACCATATAATCCTAAAAAGGATTTCACTGTTTTTGGCCGTGGGGGCACGAGCTTTCAGCCGGTTATTGATCACTATAATGAAAAAGGCTATTATACAGCCTTAATATATTTCACAGATGGAGAATGTTCAGCTCCTGAAAATTGTCCCAAAAATACATTGTGGTGCCTAAGTAGCACATCAACAATGACAGAACTTCCAGGTAAAGTAATAAAACTTAATTAAAGAAATGGCAAAAGTAAATTTAAATATAGACGAATTAAAAGGGTTTGTAGGACACATTATTACAAACAACAGATTTTTACAAAGTCAAGGTAAACTACCTGTGGCTATTGAAGTTATGGGTGAATCCGGAATTGGTAAAACCTCTTCAATTATAGATATTGCAAAAGCAAATAATCTAAACTTTATCAAATTGAATTTATCTCAGATAGAAGAATTAGGGGATTTAGTAGGTTTCCCAGTGAGACAATTTCAAATGTATAAAGAAACCAAAGTTATACCTACTAGTATGGATTTGAATATAACCACTGCACATAGAATGAATGCATCAGGTGAGATTGCAAACATTGATAATGCAACTACAAAGAAAATTGGTGCATGGGTAGATGAACTTGCCGTTGGTGAGTATCTAAAAAATGGATACAAAATGACCGGTAAAAATAGGATGTCCTATTGTCCACCTGAGTGGATTGCAGATAAAAAAGATGGTGGTATTTTATTATTAGATGACTGGAACAGGGCGGATAAACAAATTATTCAAGCTACTTTTTGCTAAAATGAATAAATTGTGTATCTTTGTATTATGAAAGATATAACAATAGAAAATTTACAAGAATACTTGAATGTTCCAGGAATCTATTACATTCAAATTAATACTAAGAATTATGTAGGAAGTTCTGCATCAATTGGTCACAGATTGAAACATCATTTGTGGGCACTTAAATCAGGAAAACATCATAATAGAACTATGCAAAATTGTTGGAATAAATACCAAACAATAGAGTTTAAAGTTTTAGAAAAATGCAACCCAGATTTATTACTTGAAAGAGAACAATTTTACATAGAATCTTTAACTCCTTATATGAATCATATACTTGACCCTATCAAATTAACAAGAGATGATACTTATAAACAAAGACTTAGTATTAGTATGAAAAAACTTTATGCTAATGGCTTAGAAATTCACAATAAACAAGAAGTGCATATGTATAGTTTAGATGGAAAATATATAAAAACATTCCCATCTATAACAGAAGCAGCCAGTTCTTTTAAAACAGATCCTTCAGGGATATGTGCAGTTTTAAACTCTAGAGCCAAATCAGCTAAAAAACACTTGTGGTCAACAAGTAAACATGACCAAATAGAACTTCCAACTAAAAACTACCAAGTTAAATCAGTTGTTCAATATGATAATACTGGATATATCAAAATTAAAGAATGGTCTTCTGTAAAACTTGCAGAAAGAACGCTTAATATATCCAATGTACATAGAGCAGCACGTAAACACAAAATTGCTGGTGGATTCAAATGGAAGTTTGAATAAAAAAAATCTCGTGTCCCCCAAAAATCCTGTGAACTCAGGGAAACTCCAGAGATGGACAATCCTGAGCCAAGTCTGATAGGAATATCAGAAAGGTGCAACGACTAGTGTATGGAGTCTAGAACAGACAGTAAAACACCAAGAGCGCAGGACATCTACATTGTAGATGATGATATAGTCTGAACTACAGATAATCTAATAAAAACTGTAGAATCTAAAGATAAAGAACTTTAGAGATAACAAATGCCGAGATTCATCCAAGCCTGTATGGAATTAATAGACAGACAAACTTATATTTCATGGACTCTTCCTAAAGATTGGCATATTCTATTGAGTGCTAATCCGGATAATGGTGACTATAATGTTACCTCTGTGGA